AAGCAGGCCGCTGTGGAAGCAGAACGCCGCAAGGCACAGGAAGAAGCCGATCGCATCCGCCGCGAGGCAGAGCAACGCGAACTGGCCCGCCTGGCGGAGGAGAAGCGCAAGGCCGAAGAAGAATCGCGCCGCGCCGCTGATGTTGAACATCGCCGCGGAATAAATTCAGCAGCGGTACAGGCTCTTATCAATCAGGGCATCCCTCATGAATGGGCTAAAGCCTGCATCATTGCTGTAGCTCTCGGGAAAGTCCCGGCTACAACCATCAAATACTGAGGTGGTTATGAACGCATACCGCGCATACGACGTAATCGAAGAGCGTAAGTGGGCCGAGCAAACGCTCACCGAAGAGAAGCAAAAGTGGATTGACGATCGGGCGCAGGAAATTATCGACGCTCTGCCGAAAGAGCCGTCAGGCCTGTTCCGCTTCTCTGTACCGATGGACAAAAGCCCATACGAAGGCCTCCGCAGCGATGCAGCTGGCGAGGCATATAACGATCTCATCTCGGCAGTAGCTTACGCCCAGGCGGAATACGACTGGGACCACCGCACCGGCTGCCCGTTTTAACTTTGGGGAATAGCAATGGCTAACGAACTTGTGATTACAGCCAGCTCTCTTGCTGAGCGAGGCATTGACGGCGCCACCTGGAGCGCCCTCAAAAACAGTATTTACCCTGGCGCCAAAGACGAATCAGTAATGATGGCGCTGGACTACTGCCGGGCCAGAAACCTCGATCCGCTTCTGAAGCCCGTTCATCTGGTGCCAATGAGCGTTAAGGACTCGAAGTCGGGTAAAAGCGAGTGGCGCGATGTGGTTATGCCTGGCATCGGGCTTTATCGGATTCAAGCCGATCGCTCCGGTTCTTACGCTGGCGCAAAAGAACCAGAGTTCGGCCCGGACGTCACTCTGACGCTTACCGGTATTGAGGTGACTGTTCCTCAATGGTGCAAGTACACGGTCAGCAAGCGCATGCCGAGCGGGGAGATCGTCGAATTCAGTGCGAAAGAATACTGGGTTGAAAACTACGCCACCGCCGGCCGCGACACTACCGCGCCAAATGCTATGTGGAAAAAGCGCCCTTATGGCCAGCTGGCGAAGTGTGCCGAGGCTCAGGCTCTGCGTAAGGCATGGCCTGAAATTGGCCAGCAGCCCACTGCCGAAGAGATGGAAGGTAAAACGCTGGAAGTGGATGCGCGTGACGTGACGCCGCGCAGCACGACAGAGGCGCTTCCCCTGGTGGCCAGTGAGGAAACGTTGCAGGCAATTACTGACCTCCTGACGTCCATGAATAAGGACTGGGAACAGGACTTCCTGCCTCTGTGCAGCAACATCTTCAAGCGAGACATTTTCCAGGCATCACAGCTCACCGAAGAAGAAGCACAGAAAGGCTTTAGCTTCCTCCAGAAAAAAGCGCAGGTGGCAGCATGACACCAGAAATTATCCTTGCACGCACTGGCATTGATGTTACCGGCGTTGAACAGGGTGATGAATCCTGGCACCGCTTACGCCTTGGCGTGATCACCGCCTCGGAAGTCCATAACGTCATTTCGAAGCCTAGATCAGGCACCAAGTGGACTGACATGAAAATTTCTTATTTCCACACGCTGCTCGCAGAGGTTTGCACCGGCGCGGCGCCGGAAGTTAACGCCAAGGCGCTGGCCTGGGGGAAACAGTATGAGGCCGATGCTCGCACCCTGTTTGAGTTCACCACCGACGTGCAGGTAACCGAGTCGCCGATCCTTTTCCGTGACGAAGGCATGCGCACCGCCTGCTCACCGGACGGTCTGTGCAGTGATGGTCGCGGCCTTGAGCTGAAGTGCCCTTTCACCTCTCGCGACTTCATGAAATTCCGGCTTGGCGGCTTCGAGGCTATCAAATCCGCCTACATGGCCCAGGTGCAATTCAGCATGTGGGTAACCGGTAAGGATGCATGGTATTTCGCGAATTATGACCCTCGCATGAAGCGAGAAGGCATTCACCACGTGGTTGTTGAGCGCGACGACAAATACATGTCCGACTTCAACGAAATGGTGCCGGAGTTCATCAGCAAGATGGATGAATCGCTGTCGGAGATCGGTTTCACCTTCGGGGAGCAGTGGAAATGAAACATTACCGCGACGCCATAACCGTAGGAAAAGTGAAGTGTATGTACTCCGTCCTTCATCGTGGCTGGCTAATGCCATCTGGTGAAGTGGTAAGAAACCCGTTAAAGGCTCAAAGACTGGCCGAAGAGCTGGACACGAAAAGAGGTACGCAATGACTGATTATGGCGGATCGAAAACTCCAAAAAATGAACGTGACTACTGGCAAACACCGATTGAAATTTTCAACGCGCTCGACCGCGAGTTTGGCTTCTGGCTGGATGCTGCAGCCTCTGAGAGTAACGCGCTATGCGCTCACTATCTCACTGAGCTGGATGACTCGCTGAACAGCGAATGGACGTCATATGGGGCTATCTGGTGTAACCCACCCTATTCCGATATTGGGCCGTGGGTGGAAAAGGCAGCCGAGCAATCCCGGCAGCAGTCTCAGGCCGTAGTGATGCTGTTACCTGCTGACATCTCTACCGGCTGGTTTATTTCAGCCAGACAATCAGCTGATGAACTCAGACTCATAACCGGAGGTCGCGTTCAGTTTGTTCCGGCATCCGTTACAGGAAAGCGCAAGAGCAACCCCAAAGGCTCGCTCCTGTTTATCTGGCGCCCGTACATCACCACGCGACACATCATCACGACTGTATCGCTGGCTGAGTTAAAGCGGATCGGGAGTCTGGAGGCAGCATGACGCCAGAAGAAAAGGAAAACGCTCTCCGCGCCCAGGCTCGTCGCTGCGCAGAAGAGATAACCAAAGCGATGAGCGTAAAGCCTAAACCGAAGTGGAACGCTGTATGCCCCCCCATCCTTCGCAAGCACTACGAGAAGGTCCGGCCGATGGGTGTCAGTCTGGTGAAATTTGTCAGTGTTATTGGGCGGCTGAGCGGCCGCTACGGAGTGGAATCATGAGCAAATACCCAAGAGTCGGCAGTGTTGCCGCCAAAAGCAAAAACACCTCTGCCAAATGCAAGTGCGGTGCAGTTGCGAAGTTTAAAACCACGGTGGAAGTAAATGTTTTCCGTGGTGATGACGAAGTGGTCTGGTCTTGTAACGAGCACAAGAAAGACTGCTCATTTTTAGTCTGCGGCCAAGGAGGTGCAGCATGAGATTCTCCAAATTCACTGAGCTGGTAACCCGTATCTGGTCCAGCTCAACAACGCAGCGGCGCGACTCTGAGATTACCATCTCCATCCACTCGCCAGGCAGCATTGGTGCATCGCCATACGTTGCTGTCGAGGCTATTCATCCTGGCTTTGACTGGGACGCCGGGCAGGTGATGATCTACCCAGCCCAGCCGTTGACCACGCTGACGCCTGAGCAGGTGAACGATATCACCGAAAGCGTGCGCAAAGGCCAGTCCTGGCACGCCTATGAGGCTCACAAGAAGCACAAGGCCCAGCTGGAAAACGCTGCGCTTGAGCATGCGAAAGTCGCCGGGCAGCGCGACGAGTTGCTGGCAGCGCTCGAAGAGATGACCGATATCGTTAGCAAACATACCTACCCACAACCAGATAAGCCTAACTCTACATGGGGCCGGTTAGAGGTCGCCAAAGAAGTTATTTCCCGGATAAAGGGCGGTGCAGCATGAGCGAACAAACCATCCTCGACATGTGCTGTGGCTCCCGCATGTTCTGGTTCGATAAACAGGATGAGCGCGCTGTATTCAGTGATATCCGTGCTGAGCAGCACAAACTATGCGACGGGCGCAGCCTGGTTATCAGCCCGGACATTATCGCCGACTTCCGCGCGCTGCCGTTCGCTGACTCCTCTTTCCCGGTGGTGGTATTCGATCCACCTCATCTTGAGCGAGTGGGCGAAAACGCCTGGATGGGTAAGAAATACGGTCGCCTGAACAAAGACACCTGGCACGATGACCTGCGTGCGGGTTTCAAAGAAGCGTTCAGAGTACTGCGGCCACACGGCGTACTCATCTTCAAATGGAACGAAACCCAGATACCGGTGAGCCAGATACTGGCGCTGACCGACGAGAAGCCAGCCATCTGGCAACGAACAGGGAAAGCGGACAAAACGCACTGGGTAATTTTCGTGAAGGGGACTACAGCATGAGCGCAGAAATCATCGATCAGGCCAACGAGCTGGAAGAACTCCAGCGGGAAGCCGCAATTGCGAAATGCCGCATCAACCATAACGCAGTTTCGGCTACTCACTGCCGCGACTGCGGGGAAGAGATACCCGAGCGGCGCCGGGAACTTGTGGCGGGCTGTCAGCGCTGCGCTGATTGCCAAGAAGAAGAGGAATTACGCGGTAAGCATCGGAGGTGATATGGCATCTGACAAACCGATAACAGCACAGCAGGCCGCCGATTTGCTCATCGTGTCTGCGCGGGTGATCTACCGCCTGATTGAGTCTGGGGAGCTCGCCGGCCGCAAGGTCGGCAATAAGTACAGAACGACCGAGGCTGCGTGTATTGCATATTTGAAAACCCCGCGCGATCCTGTCATCGCGAACGCGGGTGAACATAAAGGAGAAGTTTTATGTCAATCACCCTCAGGGGCGGCGTGTGGCACTGTCATTTCTTTACGCCGTCAGGAGAAAGAGTTAGGCGATCTCTTGGCACGGGGGACAAAAAGCAGGCTCAGGAGCTCCACGACAAACTGAAGGCGGAAGCGTGGCGGGTTGACCAGATCGGCGACCTTCCCGTCAGAACCTTTGAAGAATGCTGTATCCGGTGGTTGCGGGAGAAAGACCATAAGCGATCGCTGGATGATGACAAAACCAAAATTGAGTTTTGGTTGCGGCATTTTTCCGGTCGTGATGTCTCGAAGATAAAGGCGGAGGAGGTTCACGAAGCTGTTAACGGGATGATCAACCGTAAGCATCTGCAGGTGTGGGAGAGTAAACGCGATGCCGCGCTGAGGAAAGGTAAGCCGGTTCCTGAATACAAACCACGGCAGGTTTCTCAGGCGACGAAGGCGCAACACCTTTCCTTCATTCGATCCCTTCTCAGGGCCGCGGCGAATGACTGGGGCTGGATAAAAACAGCCCCTGTTATCAAAACCCGCAAGCCGATCAGTAAGCGGATACGGTGGCTGACCAGAGAAGAAGCTGAGCGGTTGATCGAGTGCATGCCGGAGAGCATTAAGCCAGTGGTGATATTTGCACTGGCGACCGGCCTGCGCCGCTCAAACATCATCGGGCTTGAGTGGCAACAGGTCGATATGCAGAGAAAGGTTGCATGGGTAAATCCGGAGAACGCAAAAGCGGGCAAGGCGATTGGCGTAGCTCTGAATGATACCGCATGCAGGGTATTAAGGGATCAGATAGGGAAGCACTCCCGGTGGGTGTTCGTTCACACCACCGCAAGACATCGCCCGGATGGAACGCTGACGCCCGCGGTGAGAAAAATGCGGGTGGATGACAATAACGCCTGGCGCGCCGGTCTGAAAAAAGCGGGGATCGAGGATTTCCGTTTTCACGACCTCCGGCACACCTGGGCGAGCTGGCTGATTCAGTCCGGCGTCCCGCTTTCTGTTTTACAGGAAATGGGAGGATGGGAGAGCATCGAGATGGTACGTCGTTATGCTCACCTGGCGCCGAACCATTTGACCGAACACGCACGGAAAATTGACGCCATTTTTGGCGCTAGCGACACAAATACGACACAAGGAGGAAATCAGGCTGGTTTAAAACTGGCGTAAGTTACTGTTTCTTAATGGCACGCCCTACAGGATTCGAACCTGTGACCTACGGCTTAGAAGAAAGTAGAGCGTTAAATAACACACTGTAATCACACATGTTTTCCGCGTTCGCATCCGGTTTTGTGTCGTTTCGTGTCGTTTGAATACATCCCTGTCTTTATCGTGCATCCCTGTCACGCCACATCTACGACACAGCAACCACGAACTCTTCAACTCATCTACGGCAACTAAACAACCGCATTGTCCTGGCGCACATCGCAGATAGTAAACGTCACGACGCCGATGACAGTAACATCGCCCAGGGCTTCACCCTCGATCGCTTCGCCATCTTCGGTAATCAGTGACCTTCCTCTCAGCTTGGCAAGCTCCGTCCCGCCGCCGTGCTGTATAAGCAGTTGGCTACCCTGCTTTGGCTTCAGGGAGATATCCAGTACAACGTAACCGCCAGAACGCTCGAACAGGAGGGTGTTAGGCCCGACATTGCAGATCGTGTTAACGGACAGGCGCTGTTCTACGTAGTCCGTCGCGGGTGAAGGGAATCCCATTAGATCACCCTCCCCATGTTGGCCATCATCCACAAACGGTTTTCGCTATGGTAGGTGGTTTTGTCGACAAAGTACGTCTGCTCTCTAGATATCCACGCATTAGCCTCTGAGTCGGTAAAGTGCAGCCCACGCCGGCGCAGCGCTGACACAAAATCCTTTGTGTGCAGGTACTGAAAACCTTTGGAGTTGCGCAATACCGACTCGCGGAATGCCTGATTGATGTCTGACTGTCGATGCATGTCTTCACTCCGATAAATACTGTTGTTATATACAGTAGTTTTATTAGAATGGAAGGTCAAGCGGTTGACAATCAGTTGCCGTATTGTTCTCTGTAGTACGCTTTAATCGCAGCAATATCAGATACTGACTTCACTGCATCAAAGATGAGAATTTCTCCGTAGTTTACGTTATTCGCGGCAGTCGCCGCCAGGTTCATGGGGTAGTTTTGATACGTGATTGCGGATGCCCCGGTTACGGTCATGGTCGCGTCATTGACATACACCGTCTCAGTGTCAGTTACCGGGTCGTAGTTCACGATCACGAGGTCAATGCCTGTGGATAAGGCCACCCCTCCCTGCTGGGTTGATGACCCTGTTTTGTAATAGTAGAGCTTGTTATCTGTCTGTGCCTGTAACCGCAGATGGGGCCCCGCGATTAAAAAGGTAGCTTGTGTGGTGTTATCTCGCTTGAAAGCGAAGGCGTAGCAATAGCCGTTTGCCGCTGTAGCGGGGTAGACATTTTCAGATGTGACGCCACCGTTTGCAGTCAGCGCGCTTTTCATCGTCTTAATGCCGTTCAGCGTGGATTCCGAAATAGCGGAACCTAACGAGATGGCCATATCCCCAGCTCGGTCTGCTACGGTAGATACTCGCCAGTCAAAATAATGTGATGGGTCCCAGCGACAGGTTTTATCGTCGCGCTCGGAATAAGTTGACGCGATGCCGCTGTTAACAGCTACGGGAATTTGCAGGAAAGTCGTTTTAGCCATTTTGTTGTTCCTTTCTGAGAGATTGTACGGCGTAGTTCAGGAGTGCGCGTTTCGCCTGATACGCGCCAATAATTCTGGCTCCGCGTGCGTTGGGGTGCGGGTCTGCCGGATTGGTGGTGGAATAGGCATAACCGTTCTGGAATGCGTAGTTAGAGCTGCGGATAAGGTCACGAACATTAAACCCCAGCATGCCGTATTTAGCCTGAATGACATCATAGACCGCGTCGCGCTTAATATGGTTGTCGCTGTACCAGCGCTCCAGAAACACAGGCACACCCGGCAAAGCATCCTGCACCCGCTCAACAATGGCGCTGTAACCGGCCATAAAATCTGTATCTGACAGCGCGTAATCATTCTCACCGAGATTAATAAACGCGACATCCGGCTGAAAATATTGTATCCAGTATTGCTGATAAGACGCTGTCTGATTCATGAAATACTGAAATGTTGCACCGCCTCTTGCGTACCTGATAACCCGCACACCGCCAGCAGAGTTGATGCAGTTGAAGCTTATCAGCGCAGGATAACCTGCCTGACCAGATGCGGGAGGTTCAATTTCCAGGGCGAATCGACCTGAGTTCGGCCCCAGGCCCTCCACCCTGACGATTGTTATCGTCTCGCTACCCTCAGGGTTATTCGGTATTGTGGCTGTTTGCCATTCCCCGGAACCCGCCGGGCCGGTAGAGCCGTCGTCATTCCTGTCGGTTGCACGGAACCGGAACTGACTAGATGTTCCGGCGTCTCCGGTACCAGTAAAACCGACCTCGACAACATCGTGCTGGTAAACTGGGTTGCTGCGGGACGCATCTTTTACCCGGAAAAATAAATTAGTGCGACCTGCCCACGGAACAAGAGCAAAACTCAATGGTGCGCATTTTTTCCCGTAGGTCTGGTTATCGACCCACCCCGTATAGACCAGCTCCATATTCAGCAAGTCTCGGGAAGCTGTGTTATCGTTTGACGGTGCAAAATAACCGATACCCCCATGCCCAAGATTTGCTGCAAAAAGGCTGTACATAGCGTCAATGGCACCCAACCCCCCCGTGCCTGCAGTGAGAGAGTCACCCTGACAAAAAATAGTGAGGTATCCTCCTGTATATGCCCTCTCTTGCATCGCGATCATGTAATCAAGAAGACCAGTCTCTGGCAAACTTGATGCCGCCTGGGAGCCACCGCCCCCTGGCAGTAGCAATTGATCGTCGCTTCCGAGAATAGCGAATGGCGAAGATGAGTAGCCCTTTAAAATAGAACATCCGGCATCTTCTAAAGAATCAGTAGTTAAAAAAGACGCCATCTGGTTATCGCTTCCCATTACAGATAATGGCTTGCCTGGGATACCGTAACCATATTTGATATCTGCCCCAGCATCGCGCATTCTGTCGCTATCATTGCCGTATTCAAGGACCTGATAATCAGTGCCTATGATTACGAATTTTTCATCTCCGTATCCACTAAGAAATCTTACCCCTGCAAATATCCACGTTGAGGGCATCTGACGTCCGGTAGGCTGCAGCGTTCCGCCAACGTTCATGACCTCGAACGCGAGGGCACTATCGTCTGAGCTTCGAACATAAGTGGTGCTACCCTCAGGAATATTAGCAATGTCTGCCTGAGCATCTGCCAAGGTCATATACTGCCGGCTGAGAGGGATCAGATTCTGCCGCGTTTCTTCAACGACCTTATCCCCTTCCGCCTTCATTCCGTCTACGGTGTAGTGCTCGCCGCCGAGACGATCGATGTATGTCGGTTCGGTACTGGTGACAACCTTATCCAGCATGGCGCCAGCATAAACTGCGTCCCGGATATCAGTACTGGGCACCGGGTTGTCGGTTGGAGTTGGTAACGGTACTTCTGCCATTGTGCATGTCGCCCTATAAAAGGCGCACGAAGCCCTCAGAAGTGAATCTGATGGTGTGCGCGAAGGTTGGTAATTACCGCTGTGTGTTACGGATAAATCGAGTCTGAATACTCAGTCAGGGATAGCGTTTGAGTATCGTCACCGTTAGGCTTGGCGCTATCGACGCGCCAGATTGTGGAGTTGAGTTCCGAGTCGGTAGCGATGAAATACCGGCTGGGGTTTTGCACATTTTCGCGGTCATAAATGTTCAGATCGAAGGTATCGGCTGCAGCCTGGAATGCTTTGGGCTTGCCGCTTACCGGATAGGCTCGCCAGCGACCGCGGTAATTGCCGAGACTGTCGGTCATCACCACCCACATATCCCCGAATGAGAAGTCGATACGCTCAGAGGTCGAGAACACATCCCCGGAGCGCCCTGTGATATAGCCGTTCTGCTGCTTGTTGTCGTACAGGTCAGGACACTGCACAACCGTACCGCGAACCACCTGCGTCGATTCCAGTACTTTGACTGTCATTGTGAGACGTGAGTAGAGGATTTTGCGCGCCTCTAGCCATGCCCGATCAACCGCCTGAGTCCTGTTGCGGCAG